ACCAGTTGAGAGACTAGCGCTAAACCGTGTGTCAGCAGAACAAGAGCTGGATGCGATTGAGCAAGCTGTCAGTATGATACTAGAGCCAGAGAGACGCAGGATTTTGTATGACAAATACTTAGCGCCTTATAAAAAGGCAGATAAGGTTATTTACACAGAATTGTGTATGTCAGAGAGCTTTTACTATGATATACTTGACATTGCTTTGTTAGCTTTTGCAGAGCTGTACAGAGAGGGTGTGTTGCTTGTTGAGCAAGGAGTTTTTAGCTAGTTTTTATACAGTAATAAGATAGTTTATACATATTTTTACATGTTATTATAGTACTATCAAAATAACAAGAAGAGATAACCTTTTAATCACTGACTATTTTATTTAGTCGCCAACTTTAACTACGATCAAACTTGTTATTTTATGGTATGTGGGACGTGCAGGTTCGAATACTGCCGTCTCAATCACCCAGAGATTACACGCTGTGACATTGCGGGATGTAATCAAAGTAAAAAGAATCACGGAACTTTGCGATGTCCGCCGTGAATTAACACCCTTATTCGACATTGGCGTTCCCTTGAGGAGAATACGCAAACTGGGTTCGGTGTTAATGATTAAGACTTAGCAACGCCTCTTAACATGCGTACCAGCGCTAAGTCGATGTCAAGGTTGGACAAGACAGTGCCAATCGACATATTAACCGCAAGTCCAAAACCAAGGGTCGCAACCTTGCTTGTGGTTAGTAGGGACAACGGTTGTAAGTCGGTTCGATTCCGACTGTTCCTGTTTGATAAATAGAAGTGTCCTAAAATGGGGTAGGCAATAGGCTTAGCATTCATTTGCTATTTATCTATGGTTAACCAATTAGTCATCACATTGTGGTGGCTTTTTATTATGGAGGTCAGGGTATGAGGCCACAGAAGTTAACCATCGCAGGTGGTAGACGTACAACAGTTGACTACGATGATAGATCAGCAGAGTATCGTGACTATAATCGTAATCGCTGGAAGTACGATAAACAAGCCAAACAGTTTTATAACTCAAGGATATGGAGAGAGACAAGTAAGCAAGTATTACTTCAGAACGATTACATCTGTGCTATGTGTGGTGGCGAAGCGACTATGACTGACCACATTGTATCAGTCAAACAAGATTGGAACAAAAGATTAGATTGGAATAACTTGCAAGCAAGCTGTAAAGCATGTAATGATAGTAAAGCGATACGAGAAAGACGTAAAAACAATTAATGTAAAAACGGGTGTAAAAATTAACAACAGTATGTTAATATTCGGAAACTACCCCCTTCATTTTTAAACGGGGCTATATTGTTCGGAAACTTAAGAACGCGCCCTTTTCCGTGCAAAAAATTCCCTTTTTTAAATTTTTAAAACTGTAAAGTTCGTGTAAAGGAGGTCTTATGGGAAGAAATTTAAAGCTAGTCGAAACGACAAAAAAGCATCTTACGAAAGAAGAAAAAATAGTGCGAGAAACCGCGCAAAATAAGGCGTCTGACGGTCTTAAAAAGTTGCAAAAAACACCTCCTGAACACTTTAATAATGTAGCTAAGTACGAGTATAGGAGAATCATAGAAGACCTCCAAAACCTACCCCTAAGAAATCTCGATAGAGGGCTATTAGAGTTATATTGCACATGGTATGCTATCTACAAAGAAACAAGTAGAAAACTAGATGAGGTTGGTTATTTTACGAATGATCCAGACAAAGGCATTATTCCTAGTCCGCTTATTTTAACACTAGAAAAAGCCACAGCGAATATTAGAAGTAGCGCAAGTCAGCTTGGTTTGACTGTGGATAGCCGGATGAAAATGTTTATCCCTAAGGAAGAGGAAAAACCTAAGAGTATTTTTGATAAATTTGGAGGTTAAAAAGAAAGGAGATCATGACAATAGAATACGATTATTCAGCAATTGGCGACATCTATAAAGATGACGCTTTTTATTATGCAAAAATGGTCGTTGACGAACAGATAAAATCAAGTAAGAAGGTATTTAGAGCTTGTTTAAGACATTTGAATGACCTCAAAAAAATAGATGGTGATAATTTTAAATTCATCTATTTACCAGAAAAAGCAGCTGATCCAATTAACTTTATTGAGATTTTGCCAGATGTAAAAACGGGGAAACCTTACCCGTTGGCGATGTTCCAGAAGTTTATTATTGGGAATTTATATGGATGGCGAAAGAAAACAGATCATTCCTTGAGACGTTTTAGAAAAGCTATGATTTCTGTTGCTCGTAAAAACGGCAAAACAATTCTGATAGCTGGTATCTTGCTTTATGAATTTTTGTTTGGCCATAACCCATCTATGAGCAGACAATTGTTTTGTACTGCAAATGATAGAACGCAGGCTAAAATCGCTTGGGATATGGCAAAGAAGCAGTTATCATCTCTCAGAGCGAAGGACGCTGATGTCAGAAAGGCTACAAAAATTGTCCGTGATGAGCTTAAAAACTTACATGACGAATCATATATCAGAGCACTTAGTCGAGATACTGGGGCTGTAGATGGATTTGAGCCTTATGTTGGCGTTTTGGATGAATTTGCAGCATCGAAGACGAATGAAATGTTAGAACTTTTAGAATCTGGTCAAGGTCAGCTTGATAACCCGTTTATCTTGATTATTTCGACGGCAGGGATGGATTTGAATGTCCCTATGCACACAATTGAGTATCCATACATCACTAAAATACTAGACGGAGAAATTGTAGATGATGGCTATTTTGGTTATGTCGCAGAACAGGACAACGAAGAGGAAATTAAAGACGAATCAAACTGGATAAAATCAAATCCAATCCTTGAGGTTGAAGCTTTACATGATAAGCTAATGGATTACCTGAGAACGCGCCGTAGAGTGTCCCTTGAAACTGGTGAAATCAATAAAGTATTAATCAAAAACTTTAACATGTGGCGTCAGTCTAGCGAGGAATCTTACATTGATAAAACGACTTGGGAACTTGCTCGGATTGATAAGCCAGATACTAATAAGCGGAGAGTTTGGTTAGGTGTTGACGTTGGTCGTGTTAGCGACTTATTTGCTATCACACCAGTTGTTATGATGGATGATTTTTGGTATATCGACAGCTTTTCTTTTGTGGCTACCAAATATGGTTTAACTGCTAAAGAAAAGCGGGATGGCGTATCTTATAGCAATCTTGAACGCCAAGGTTATTGCGAGATAACCACCCTAGAAAGTGGTGTCATTGATGATGAACGTGTACTCGAAAAAATCGAAGAGATGGTCTATACCAACGAGTGGGAGGTTAATGGAATTTGCTTTGACCCCTACCAATTCGGAACTCTACTTACAATGATTGAAAAAAGGCATCCAGAATGGCCTCTGATAGAAGTTTCGCAGACGACCATGGTTTTGAACATGCCCACAAAACAGTTCCGTGATGACCTCAAAAAAGGCAAAATAAAGCACTCTGGGAACCCATTACTGACAATGGCTGTTAACAATGCTTATATTAAAACGGATAACAATGGTATGAGGATTGATAAGAATAAGAATAGCAATAAGATTGACCCGCTTGATGCTGCTCTTGATGGCTACGCTGTTTGTTACTTAGAATCGTTCGATGGTTCTGGCTACTGGACAAATGAAAAAATAATAGGAGGAGAATCGCTGTTTTGATTGATTTTATTTTAAAAAACATACACACATTAATCTTGTTAGCTGGACTAGGTTTATTGATGTATGGGTTGTTTTTGTTTGGTGATAAAGTCGGTTTTATTGCCAGTGGTCTTATTTTAATTGTTTTAGCTATCTATGTAGATAGCGTAGGAGGAAAACGTGAATAAACGCATTAAGAAAAAACGAAAATTGGAAACAGCTATTGTGTTGCTAATTAAAGAAGTCGCCGAATTACGATCCATCGTGTCAGCAAATGCCAAAGCTACAAATAACGAGCTTGCAGCAGTTAAATCAGCGATACTAGACAATCAAGTAGCCATCAAGTCAATTGGTGATGAGGTTGGTCACATCAAGCAAAATTATAAGCGCAAGTGGCGGAAATAGATGTTAATGGTTTAGAAAGGAGGTGAGAAATCGATGAGTTTTTTTCAACCTTTGGGCAGTTCAAAGGTGTCCTATGATGACTATATATCATCTGTTTTAGCTGGTGATGTCTCCCAAAAATACTTAGGAGTATCGGCTTTGAAGAATAGCGATATTTTAACAGCGACGTCTATTATAGCTGGGGATATTGCTAGATTTCCGCTTGTTAAAAAGGACGTTAATGGAGATATTATCCACGATGAGGATATTAATTATCTTTTAAATGTTAAATCTACAAAAAATGCGAGCGCCAGGACATGGAAATTTGCTATGGCAGTAAATGCCATTTTGACTGGTAATTCATTTTCGCGTATTTTGAGAAATCCAAAGACTAATCAAGCTTTGCAATTCCAATTTTACAGGCCGTCAGAAACGACTGTTGAGGAAACAGATAATCACGAAATAGTTTATACGTTTACTGATACTTTAACAGCGAAACAGGTCAAATGCTTTGCTCATGATGTTGTACACTGGAAGTTTTTTAGCCACGACACAATCCTTGGCAGGTCTCCGCTACTGTCTTTAGGAGATGAGATTGATTTGCAAACAGGTGGTATCAATACCTTAATTAAATTCTTTAAAGATGGATTTTCTAGCGGTATCTTAACTATGAAAGGTGCTCAATTAAGCGGAGACGCACGGCAGCGAGCACGTCAAGAGTTTGAGAAAATGCGCGAGGGTTCGGTCGGTGGCAGTCCATTGGTGTTTGATAGTACCATGGAATACACGCCGCTTGAAATTGATACTAACGTATTGCAGTTAATCACTAGTAACAATTTTTCAACGGCGCAAATCGCAAAAGCTTTGCGGGTTCCCAGCTACAAGCTTGGTGTTAATAGCCCTAATCAATCCGTAGCTCAACTGATGGAGGACTATGTCACAAACGACTTGCCTTTTTATTTTGACGCGATTACAAGCGAATTAGGTCTTAAAACGTTAAATGATAAAGATAGACGTCTCTATCGTATTGAATTTGATACACGTAGCGTTACAGGCCGTAATGTTGATGAGATTGTCAAATTGGTTAACAATCAAATACTGACACCTAACCAAGGCCTTATTGAGTTAGGTAAGCAGAAATCTACAGATCCTAATATGGATAGGTACCAATCGAGTCTAAACTATGTCTTTTTGGATAAAAAAGAAGAATATCAGGACAAGGTTGGTATCAAAGGGAAAGGAGGTGAGGTAAATGCCAAAGAGGATAAATCTTAAAGGCCCACTTATTGCAAATAATTCGCAAGAAGTTTATGACTACTATGGAATGGAAGCGACTAGTGCCAAAAGCATTATTAACCAATTGCCAGAAGATAGCAGTGATATTATTTTGGAAGTTAATTCAAACGGTGGTCTTGTTACAGTAGGGAGTGAAGTCTATACCGCTTTGCGAAATTACAAAGGAAAAGTAACTGCAGAAATTACTGGCATGGCTGCAAGTGCAGCATCCGTTGCAGTTATGGGAGCAGATAAAGTTGTCATGAGTCCAACAGCACAGATGATGGTACACAAGGCTTTGTTTAATTTGGTGTGTGGTAATAGCGATGACCTAGACAAAGCTTCTAACGCCTTAAAATCAAGTGATAAAGCTATCGTGAATGCCTATGTCGCAAAGACAGGGTTATCGGAAGATGAAATCATGAATTTAATGCGGAATGAAACGTTTATGTCTGCTCAAGACGCTGTTGAAAAAGGTTTTGCTGATGAAGTGATGTCTTTTGAAGCGGTGGCGAGTATCGATAACCAAATGTTGCCACAAGCTGTTATTGACGACTATTACGCAAACAGAAGTAAGCGCAAGCAAGAGATTAGCAACATGTTGCTAGAAATTGAAAAAGAAGAAATTTTACAAGGGCTATAAGCTCTTTTTTTATTGGAGGAATTTATGTTCGAAGAAAAAATCAAAGAAATTAAAGCGACTATCGCTAGTTTAAACCAAGCGATTGCTACTAAAACAGCCGAAGTAAAAAATGCTTTGGAATCAGATGACCTTGAAACTGCTCGCTCAATTAAAGCAGAAGTTGAACAAGCAAAAGCGGACCTAGTAGAAGCAGAAAACGACTTGAAGTTATATGAAGCTAGCATTGAAAAAGGCGGTGCAGAAAATACTGGAGGAAAAGAAGTGCCACAAGAAACTAAAACATACCGCGAAAGCGTTAACGAATTTATTCGTTCAAAAGGAACAGTAACTAACGAAGCTTTGCGTTTCGAAGGGAAAGACGAGGTTCTTATCCCACTTAACCAAACGACTCCTATAGATCCTAAAACGGACGGTGTTAAGAAAACAGATGTAAAACCTGTCTCTAGTGAAGAAATTCTTTACACACCAGCTCGTGAAGTTAAGACAGTTGTTGATTTGAAACAATTCACTAGCATCCACCCAGCTAAAAAAGCGTCAGGGAAATGGCCAGTATTGCAATGTGCGACTGAAAAAATGGTTAGCGTTGAAGAGCTCGAAAAAAATCCAAAGCTTGCTAAACCAAAATTTAAAGACGTAGAGTGGAAAGTCGAGACTTATCGTGGAGCCATCCCATTATCTCAAGAGTCAATTGACGATGCAGATGTTGATTTAGTTGGAATTGTTGCTGAAACAATCGGTCAAATGAAAGTTAATACAACTAATGATGCAATTGCTAAAGTCCTAAAAACATTTGAGCCTAAAGCTGATGTCAAAACATTAGATGAAATCAAAAAAATCCTAAATGTAGATTTAGATCCAGCTTACAATGTGTCATTTATCGTATCTCAAAGCTTTTACCAGTCCATGGATACTTTAAAAGACGAAAACGGTCGTTATCTACTCCAAGACTCAATCACTTCTGTTACTGGGAAAGTATTCCTTGGAAAACCTGTTTTTGTACTAGCCGATGAGGTTTTAGGTAAAAATAAAGCATTTGTCGGAGATTTCAAACGTGGTGTGTTATTCGCCGACCGCAAAGACTTAGGTTTGCGTTGGGTCGATAATGACATTTACGGTCAATATTTGCAAGCTGTGTTACGTTTCGGTGTTGCTAAGGTAGATGACAAAGCTGGCTACTATGTGACATTTACGCCAGAACAATTGCCCTCGTAAGGCCACTGAAGAAGTGGCGAAACCAACAAGCAAAAGCACTGTAGAAGAAATCAAACGCTATTTAACAAGCAAGGGAATTGACTTTAGTGGTAAGACATTGAAATCAGATTTACTTGCACTAGCAGGCGTTGAAGAGGTATAGCCATGGCTGTATCGAAAGAGTTATTAGACAGTGTAAAGCTCTATTGTAAAATTGACTTTGATTTTGAGGATGACATCATTAAAGAAATGATTGAATCTGCTCAGGAACAAATTTGTTTTGCGATAGAAGAAGGCTCAACCGCAGACACGTTTAAGGAAAGCGCTAAATTTGCTTTAGCAGTCAAAAAACAAGTCAAGGAAGAGTATGACCATCGCGGTTTGTCTGCGGATAGTTTTCGCTATCCGTTGGCAAATGGCGTTTTAAATATCATTCATCAACTACGATTGCGGGGTGATGATTCATGATTACACGCAAGATGAACGTCAGGATAACGATTTTTAGCCAATCAGGTGGGCAAAATGAAGATGGTGAAGTAGTATCTGCTATCAGAAAAGACTTATATACCTGTTGGGCAGAAGTATTGAAGACGCAGTTAAGAGACTTTAATTACCAATCAAAGTTTCAAAACGCTAGCAATCTGCCGACAAATAAGGATACAAAGGTTTTTTTAATTAGGTATAACCCTCAATTATCTATAGATAACACGATGTTTGTTGAATTCAACAAGCGCATCTATAAGATAGATAAAATCGAATCTGACGAATCTGGCAAAGATATTACTATGATTAGTGGAGTAAGCATGTCATGACAAGAGGTTTAGATGAAATATTAGCTAATCTGACAAAGCTTGAAGTAAAAGCCCCAAAAATCGCAAAAGTTGCCGTGACTAAGGTTGCGAAAGAATTTGAGAAGACCCTCAAATCAAATACCCCTGTTTATGAGATTGAAACAGATGAGCGACTACAGGAAGATACCGTTATCAGCGGTTTCAAAGGTTCTAATGTCGGCATTGTTTCAAAAGAAATCGGTTATGGTAAAGCGACAGGTTGGCGTGCTCACTATCCTAACGATGGGACAATTTATCAACGTGGACAGGATTTCAAGGAAAGAACAATCAATCAGATGACACCGAGAGCCAGACAAATTTATGCTGAAAAAGTTAAGGAGGGACTAGGACTTTGATTGCTGAAACAGCAGCTTATAAATTATTAAGTAACGATAAGACGCTAAATGAGCTGTTGGATAGGCTCAGAGGCGGTACTTTTAAAAATGGATTTAAGCAAGGCATATTTACATATGATATCCCAGATAATCCAGTTGACTTGCGAAAGGTAGAACTAGCACCGTTTATGCGTATCAAAACAACGTTAGATGGTCCTACCGATTATGCTGATGACGAGATACTTTGTAATGAGCAACGTATCACCATCAATTTTTGGTGTAAAACAGCATCAGAATCTGAACAGATTGCGAAATGTATAGATGATATTTTAAAAAAAGGCGGTTTTGAAAGATACACCGCAAACGAAAAACCAAGGTATAAAGATAGCGATATTGACTTACTCATGAATGTAAGGAAATATCGCTATTTTGATTTTTATTAAAAAGAAAGAGGACAAAATGGGAAAAGTAAAATTTGGACTACGTGATTTTTACTACGGAGTGTTAGATGACAAAGACATGGTTAAGGGTAAAGGGAAGGGTATTAAACATCTACCTGGAATGAAATCCGCAAAACTTGACATTACCAATGAATTGGTCACTGTGCCAGCAGACGATGGACCTTACGTTGTATTATCAGGTGGAATCAGCGAGACAAAACTTGAAATCGAGTTGTTAGATTTAACATCAGATGCACGCAAAGATTTCTTTGGGATCACAGTAGAAAAAGGTGTTGAGAAGTACAACAAAAACCTAACGCCAAATGACATTGTTTGTTTATTTAGGACTAGCGATGAAAACGGTAAGGCGATTTGGATTGCGTTGCTTAAAGGGAAATTTAATCTTCCTGGAATGGAGGCACAAACAAAAGAAGGCGCACCTGATCCGAAACCAGATACTACAACGGGTAACTTCGTTGCCCGCGGACCAAAAGAAGAAGTGCTTTTAGTTGGACGTGAAGATGACGAACAATTTAAACTCAATGATTTTTTAAAATGTGTGTTTAACGGTTGTCAAGATGCGGATATCAAAGAAATACCAATTGCGGAACGAACAAGTTTGACTATGTAATTTTTAAGGTCGCATTTAAGCTGCGACCTTTTATTTTTGATAAGGAGTAGATATGTACGAAATTACTTTGAAAAAAGGCGGTGTTGATAAGGAATTTAAAAAAGACTTTGTCAATGTCGAAGATAATTTGTTGGCTATTGAGCATCAAGTCAGACAGAGTGCTCTGTTTGGTGATGACAAACGCCGCTTAGAGTCTAAAGCCCACAGAAAGTTAAACGAATCTTACTTGCAAATGTTCGTTGATATGTATGCAGGTCAGTTTACAGTCGATGATTTAAAGCAATCTGACATGAGTGTTTTAAATACACTTAATGACCTGTACATTGCAGCACTCGGTGGAGAGCAAGAGGAAGAACAAGCCGAAAAAAAGGAACAATAACACCACAAGAGGCTAAAGAAAACTTACTCTTGTGGATACAAAGCTTGCTAAAAAATGGTTATACCATTTTAGATATTAAAAAAATGCGCTTATCAGACATCGAATTGATGGTACAAGCACTAGAAATTGAAACTGTCGAAAAAGAAGAAGTGATTGAAACGACCTTGGATAAGGCATTCCCATTCCTTTTCGGCTAGAAAGGAGACTAAATGGGGAATATAGGTGATTTGGTAGCAACAGCTACATTAGACATATCGCCCTTTATGTCAAACACAAGAAACCTAAAAACCTACATGAAAGGCTTAGATAACTCGTTAAAAGCAGTTGAAAAGAGCTTTCAAGGGCATGGCGGGCGGATTAAAGGTCTTAAAGCGGTCTATGCTGAAACAGGTAGTGCATTAAAAGGTTACCAAGAATTACTAAAAACTCAGTCACAAAAATATAGCGACCTAAAAAAAGAGATAGGTGATGTTAATAACGCTACTGCTGAGCAAAAACAAAAATTAATTGGCGCTAAATCAGCCATGCTAGAAACAGCAGCGCAAGTGGCGGAATTGCAAAACAGATTACGAGCTTTAGCCACTGAAACTAGCGTCTTTACAAGATTTGGTAAAGCTGCTGAAAGAATTGGCGGGAAGATGAAGTCATTCGGCGATTCTGTCGCCGGTGTAGGTGCTGCATTTACAAGAGGAGTTACAGCTCCGATTGTTGCAGGAGCTGGTTATGCTATTAAAGCGGCTGTCGATTATGAATCTGCTTTTGCCGGTGTCAAGAAAACCGTGGATGAAACGGCGACGGTATCCTATGCTAAGTTGTCGCAAGGCATTAGACAAATGGCCAAAGAGTTGCCAGCCAGTGCTGTTGAAATCGCTCACGTTGCAGAAGCAGCAGGTCAATTAGGAGTTAAGACAGGAGATATTCTTAGTTTCTCTCGTACAATGATAGATTTAGGAGAATCTACCAATTTATCCGCAGAAGAAGCGGCGACGTCTATTGCTAAAATTGCAAACATTACAGGTCTGGCTTCATCGGAGTATTCTCGCTTTGGTAGTGCTGTCGTTGCGTTAGGGAATAACTTTGCGACAACTGAAAAAGACATTGTTGCAATGACCAATCGTATAGCAGCATCTGGTAAGCTTGCGGGATTAACCAATCAGGAGATGTTAGCTTTAGCTACAGCAATGTCAAGCGTTGGTATAGAGGCGGAAGCTGGTGGTACAGCAATGACTCAATCATTATCAGCTATTGAACGTGCAGTCGCATCTGGAGGCGATAATTTAAATAAATTTGCTCAGATAGCTAACATGTCCTCAGCCGATTTTGCTAGAGCGTGGAAAGAAAAGCCAATTGTCGCATTGCAAGAGTTTATTAAGGGGCTTGGTCAACTTGATAAAAAAGGCGAAAGTGCCACAAAAGTACTTGATGAGTTAGGATTAAGCGGTATTCGCCAGTCTAACATGTTGAAATCATTAGGTTTAGCATCTGAAACATTAGGCAAGGCACTTGGAATTTCCAATAAGGCTTGGAAAGAAAACACGGCGTTGACTGACGAAGCTAACAAACGTTACGAGACAACAGAGTCTAAGCTGAAAATGCTTAAAAACGAAGTCAATGATGTAGCCATAGAATTTGGTGGTCCTTTGGTTGATGCTCTGAGAAACGGGCTCGAAGCAGGGAAGCCAATCATCCAAATGGCGGCTGACTTAGCTAAACAATTTAACTCGCTCGACAAAGAGCAACAGCAGCAAATTATCAAGTGGGGACTTATTGCAGCCGCCGCTGGGCCGGCTTTATCTATTTTGGGTAAGGGTATTGGTGTTATCGGCGGAACCATTCAAGCTATCGGCAAGATGAGCAAAGGGATTGGTGCTTTATCTGGTTGGCTACGCACGTTTAAAGCCGGTGCAGTAGCAGCAAGTGCTGGAGCTGAAGCTGCGGCGACCTCAATGGGTGGTATGGCCGGAGCGGTTGCCTTACTAAGTAACCCAGTAACGTGGGGTGTTTTGCTAGGTGGCGCAGCTGTTATTGGTATTGGTTTAATTGCTGATAGCATGTATAAAGCCCAAAAACGCACGGAAGAGTGGGGAACCGCTGTTTCCGAGACAGAAGCAACTGCACTAAGCAACTTTAAGAAAAAAGTTGACGAAACTAACGCTTCTTTGCAAATGTTCGAGGCAGGCGCAGGTAGCGTTAAGAAAGTGACTGAAGCCTTTGATGACTTGGTCGGAAGTATTGAAAAGTTAGCTCAATCAAAATTAGATAAGAATATAAACTTAGCTAAAAAATTAGGATTGTCAGAAGAAACCATAAATGCTTTGAAATCCAAAACTAAATCAGTAGTTAACAATGTCAACAGCATGAATACCCAGATTAAAGCAATCATGGAGAAGCACAATGGTGACATGAGCCAGTTGTCAAGCGCTGAAAAAGAACTTGTTTTGCGAAATCAGAGAGAAATGATTATTGCTCAACTTGATTTAATGAAGTTTTCTGCATCAGAAAAGAAAGCTTTAACAGCAGCTTTGAATAACGAGTTAGATGCGCTAAATGCAAGGCAGTTGGAAAAAGTGTCTGAAAATACCGTCAAGATGCTTGATAAAGAAAACTTTGCATATAAAACAAAAAAAGCAGAGTTAAAAGAGATTTTGAAGCAATTTGGCAGCGACACTGGTAAATTGAGCGCTGAAGAATTGGCTGCTAGACAGGAAGTTTTGAATAGACTTACAGAACTTAATATGCAGCACAACCTAAAAACCAAAGCTTTGAACGATCAGTACCTTGCTATCCAGAGGGAGCGAGTCCAACGGTTAAAAGAATCTGGTAAAAGTCAAGAGGAAATCCATCAAGGAATAAGCCAAATGGCATCAGATATGGCTCAGAAGTTAGGAGTCAGTTATGATGACGCTTATCGCAAATTGGCTTACTATACCGAAAAATCTGGTGAAACGTTGAAAGTTTTATCGCGTAATACTGCTAATGCCACTGCAGAGGTAGCAGCAGCAAATGCTCAATGGGATAGTTTGTTTACAAGTGATAATCCACAACAAAGTTTAAATGAATTGTTGTCGACGGCAGAAGGTTGGAATAGCTTTGAAATCATGGTTAAGAATGCCGACGTTGAACCGACAGGTAGAGCTGCACTTGTTGAAATGCTAGTAGCTGGCGGACAGTGGCAAAACATGTCTCTTGAGCAGAAAAAATTAGTTGTTGATGGGCAACAGGCCATGATTGAAATTTTTGATAGCAAAGAGTTGTTAGCGCAATGGCAAGTGTTGACACCAGAAGAAAAAGTCTTACTAGCGAAAAACTTAACACAAGAACCAACTATGTCCGCTCAACAAGCTCTTGATAGCGTTAAACAAACAGTACCTGCTGATGTGAATGCTACGGATAAAACAGCAGGTGATACTCAGTCGGCGCAAAGTAAGATTGATAATGTCAAGCAGAAAGCGCCAGCCGATGTGAAGGCATCGGATAAGACTGGACCAGATGTTGCAAGCGCCAATAGGGCAGTCAATAGTCCTAAACAAAATAGTCCAGCTGTTATTAGAGCACAAGATAACGCAAGCGGCGTTGCAGAAAATGTTATATGGTCACTGGCTAGAATCCCAAGAAGTGTTACAACAACCATTACAACGTTTGTCCGTAAGATTTTCGGACACGAAAAAGGGACTGATTTCCACCCTGGCGGGTTAGCTGTGGTCAATGACCAAAAAGGGGCGCTATATAGAGAGTTAGTTACCTTACCGACTGGAGAATCATTTATCCCAACTGGTCGAAACGTTATCCTCCCTCTACCGAGAGGGTCAAAAGTTTTAAAGGCCAGCCGAACAAAACAGTTATTCCCGCACTATGCAAATGGAATAGGTTTTGATGATACAAGAATCGCTAGCTTAACAACTCGTCTTAAATCTGTGCAAGATAAAGGAACTGTAGTCGTTAACGCTGATCCACAACTTGCCGAGTTGATTAAGCTGCTTAAAGACAGAGATGACAGAAATGTCACAAACAACTATACACTAAACGCTACTAATAGCAGTAGTTCAGAAGATATGTTTAGTCAAGAAAACATGAGACGGCTAGTCAGAGAATTAGCTTACTACACAAAAGGTGAAGAAGGGAGGTTAGCTTAGTGAGATACATTGAGTTTAACGGAACTAAAAGCAATGATTTAGGTTTGTTGCTAGAACGCGAGCGGTCAATTAAGTCGACAAATAATGACGTTGATTTAATCGAAGTAGCTGGTCGTGACGGTGTACTTATTAAAGACAACGAACGCTTAAAAGCGGTTGAGCAAGACTTTCCTTTTTCGCTGGTTGGTGACGTGGCTGTCAATCAGCAAAAAATAAGCGAGTGGTTGCACGTCAAAGGTTGGCATGACTTAGTTTTGTCTTGGGACAAGGACTATATCTATCGGGCTAGTGTTGTCAATCTTTTTGAGATAGACGAGATACTTAAGCAATTTGGTAGATTAAAGGTTAATTTCTTAATCCACCCTATCAAATACTTAAAAACGGGTAAGCAAGAGGTGTCTCTCGTTAATGGTGGTACTCTACAAAATCCCGGCAATGTTCAGGCTAAACCTATTTTAAAAATCAAAGGTACAGGCGATGGGGTTTTAACCATCAATAGCTTTAAGACAGGGCTAGAAAACGTCCAAGGTGAGCTTGTAATAGACATGGAAAGGCATCTTGTCTATAAAGGTGTTTTATCCGCTTGGGATAATATCGTAAGGACAGAACATCACCGCATGCCTCTTTTTGATGTTGGTCAAAACAAAATCTCGTGGACTGGTAGCTTTACAATTACCGCAGTGCCAAACTGGGGGGTTAAAGTATGATACCAGTTTTATACGAGGCTAAGGAAACCAAGTTTAGGAGTTTTGGTCTTGGAGAGATTGCGGACGCTTACGAGATCAGAGTTACCAGAGAGCGTAATGGCAATTACTCGCTATATATCAAATACCCTTTAGACGGAGTATTTGCCTCAGTTTTTAAAGAGGAAATGAAGATTAAGTCTGACGCTGGGCGAAGGACCAAATGGCAGACTTTTGAGATTAATCGAGTGCTGCGCAATAGTAAAGACCACATTGAGATTTTTGCGCGTCATATTTCTATGCGCACACAGGATATTGCTTTAAAATCGTTTGTAAACGGTGCGAGCGTAGGGGCCGAATCAGCTTTAGAAATCTGGAAAGAAAACCTTGTTGGTGATGATACTTTTGACGTTAAAAGCGACATCTTAACGCTTGGGAGTTTTAACTGGGAAGCTGATAAAATCGGCAATGCCCGTGGTGCTCTAAAATCGGCAGGCCGTAATATCGTCAGCGTAGAGGAGGAGCGCTTGCTTGATGGCAATTACACCTCTATTTATCCATTTGTTAGATACACGCCACAACCAAAACCGCAAGAGGAAGCCTCTGGTAAGCCTCACGTAGGCGAGCATGAGCAACCCGAAGAACAGTTGGTGACGCTGCCCGAGTTTATCCTAGATGGTCAGTATCTCAGCTTATATGCTCAGCGCAGAATCCAAATGGTTGATTTATCAAGTCATTTTAACGATGACAAAAATAAAAAAGAGCCAACAGTCGAAGAAATTAGAAAGCTGGCTCAGAAATACCTTAAGGATAATAACGTTGGTGCACCAAAAGTCAGCATTGAGGTTGATTATATTGACTTGTCACAAACACTTGACTATCAAGATTTTAGAGTCATGGAAGAGGTTGAGCTTTGCGACATTGTACCACTTTATTATCCAAAGTTTGGCATCACAACTGAGTCTGAAAAAGTCGTTGAGATTGTCTATGACGTCTATACAGATAGCAATCACACAATCAAATTAGGTACGATTGGTCAATCCATCTCTAAAAGTTTGACTGGTGGTGTTTTTGAACGTATTAATGCGTTGGAAAATAATCAAAAGGTTATTACTAACAACCAAAAACAGTTTGAACTCAATCTGCCTAAATACCTCAATGACATCAATGGTAACCGTGTCTGGTACGAAAAACCAGATGACAATATTGAGCACAAGATAGGTGATTACTGGTTTGAAAAAAATGGGAAGTATCAGCGCACATGGATTTGGGATGGCAATCGATGGGTTAAAGTACTAGATACAGAGGATTTAAACCCCAATCAACGAGCTTTTGATGAGGCGATGGCGGAAATCGAAAAAGCTAAAAAAGCGCAGGAAGAAATTAACCAGCGTACTGACAAAGAGCTAGAGGAATTCCGAGCCACCCTCAAAAACCTAGCGTTACCAGAGGAAGCGATTAAAAAAATCACAGAGGCTATCAAAGTTGATGACATCCCATCAATTAAACAAAGCTTTGATGACCTCAAAAACAAGGTCAGTGAAACGAGCGAGACATCCCGTCTAAACGCCGAAATTTTAGGGAATAACGGTAAGACCCGCTACAACAAAAACCTCTTGGTTGGCGATCCTAATCGTGTTAAAAAAATTGATGAGGATTACATAGAAGTAGAAGCTAACGACGGTGGTTTTAAGCGTGGCGAGACCTACACGATTAGCTTTAGCCAGACTTGTGAGCTACTCAAAAAAGTAGCTGTCACGCTGACACAGGCTAACAACAAGGGAGTTAAACTGGTACTGACACCGACCAAAGCAAAAATGGCGCCACAGACCTTTGACCTCACTAAAGATAAAGAGGTCATCAACGTTTATCCTTTGAGCTACTCAGCTACTTTAAGCGGTACTTGGTATAAATCTAAGCAAATAGATTTAAACGCCTCAGAGGCGCAGGAATTGGCCCTGGATATGAGCTATAAAGATGTTGTGGACGGTAAAGGAGCAACTATTATCGGCAAACAGTCCGATAAACCCAAAATTATTTTAGATGGGAGGAGGGACAGATGATATCAGTCGAAACAATACCAATAAAAATTGTCTTTGACCGAAAAGACGCTTCAGAATGGCAGTCAACTAACCCTGTCATTGACGAAGGTGAACTAGTCGTCGAGCTAGATACCCATAAGCTAAAGGTCGGAGATGGTAAAACAAGCTACAATGACTTGCCTTACTATGAAGGTTCGCAAGGAGAATCCATAACAAAAGTACAACTATCCGAAAATGGTGACTTGTCTGTGTGGATTGGCGACAAAGAGACTAAGCTTGGCAACATCAAAGGTCAAAAAGGGGACAAAGGGACAAGTATAACCGACATCACCAAAGATGGTGAGACACTCACTATCAAACTATCAGACGACACTCAAAAAATCTTTAATATCCCCAATGGCCAAAAAGGGGATAGAGGTAAGGGCGTAGAGAGCGCTAGGATTGACGAATCCGGTCATTTAAAATTAAAAATTGAAGAGGAATCAGAGTTAGATCTTGGAAACGTTAAAGGTGAGTCAGGACCTAAAGGTGATAGTATTACTATCACAAATCACAAGCGTGTTTCAGATGGAACGCAGGTATCTTTCAGCGACGGGACACAAATTGTTGTCCCAAAAGGGGATACTGGTGATGTCAACGGCATCAATCTGGAAGATTATGTCAAAAAATCTGAACTTAAAAACGTCGGTTCTGCAGATGTTAAAGCTATTAATGACTTTTTAGGGCTATCTCAAAAGGTGTTTACAAGCAGCTATAGTTATACAGATAGCTTACTAAAAAGTTATGCAAAACCCAGCTATTCGGCGAGTTGGTATGTCAACGAATCTACAGTTTCTACCAAAAATGGTGACAAAGTATTGATTACAATACATAACACTACCACCCAAGCAGACAATTATTTGGAGGTAGCGGTGACTTATGTTGGTGCTAACTACGTGACTGCTACCTCAACAGGTCGCTTACTGACTACTCCTGGTGAAGTCAAAGTAGTGACAAAAAAGCAAGCGGAAAAAGATTATGCTGCTAAAAAACATAAGCATGAGATTAGTGACATAGCTGGTCTTAATGAGCGCTTGTCTGGCTATCTCAGACAAGCTGA